CTAGCAAGCGTTAAATACGCTGAAGCATTACAAGCGCACATTGAGGCTTTTGTTGAATTTAAAAAAGTTGACAACGAAAGAAACCACGAAATTAGAATTATTGATATTTGGCGTACTTTATCTTCTAATCGCAGACAAGGAAATATGTAAATGAAAGACTTTAGCACCCCATATTTAGCAGCCAAAAAGCTATTGGAAGCCTATTACAAAGCCTGCATAGCCCAAGACAAAGCAAAGGCTTATCAAATAGCTAATGACCTTGTAGAAGTAGCCTTAAAGCTGGAGGACATAACCCATGATGCGTAACCCTTTTGCATCGCATACGGACTATGGTGATTTTTATGGTCTTATACAAGACAACTCTGGCTTTTTGCCAAGCAATGTCGATGGAATATGCGAAAGAAAAGGCAAGTTCCTAGTAATGGAATGGAAGCGTGAAAACGAGCAGATTAGCAAGGGCCAAGAATATTTACTCAAAGCCTTTGCGAAAATGCCTAATTTCATTGTTATTATCATTTATGGCGATACAGATAATGGCACAAATGTAGAAAAGTTTTATTTGGTAAACCAAGATGGCTCTTGCACTTTGGCTGGTAGCAACTTTGAAGCTTTAAAGCAGTATTACTTACAATGGTATGAATATGCGAACATGGTATAATCACCACATAAGGAGATTACTATGGAAACATGGAAACCAGTTTTGGGATTAGAAGAATTTTATGAAGTTTCTGATTTTGGAAATGTTCGCTCCTTTGTAAGAAAAGGAAAAACTCAATTTGGAGTCAGAGAATATGGTGGAAAAGTAGTTAAACCATTTATATCATCTACTGGGTATCCTGCAATAAATTTAACAAAAAAAGGCTATAGAAAACAATATTTGCTTCATCGCATTGTTTTAGAAACCTTTATTGGTCAACCATCAAAAGGCATGGAAGGCTGTCACAATGATGGAAATAAAGAAAATTGCAAACTAAGTAATTTAAGGTGGGATACTAGAAAAAACAATCATAAAGACCAAAAATTACATGGAACAAAACAAAAAATTGGAAAAAAAATAAACGAAGAAATTGCTTTAGAAATTAAAGAGTTAAACGAAAAATTAACAATAATTTCAAAAAAATATAATCTTTCAAGAATTCAAATTTGGCGAATAAAAACAAATAGAGCTTGGAACTAACATGGCAACCAAATTAGAAAAGGAATATTTTGGAAAGCTTGCAAGACTTGGATGCATTCTCTGCATTAGACTTGGATATGGGGAAGGAACTCCAGCAGAAATTCATCATTGCAGAAGATTTGGTGGAAAAAGACAAAATGCCCCAGTTATCCCACTCTGTCCAGAGCATCATCGAGGAAATAGCGGTGTTCACGGACTTGGACATAAGGGATTTGAAAAATATTGGGGTTTCTCTGAAGAAGATTTGTTAGAAAGAGTAAATGACTTATTACAAGAAACGAGTTGATGAAAACCAAAAACAACTGGTGCATACTTTTATTGCGTTGGGAGCTTCAGTCCTTGATTTATCAAGAGTTGGACAAGGATGCCCAGACTTGGCAATAGGATATAAGGGAAAAATGGTATTAGTAGAAGTAAAATCTTCAAATAAAGCTAATTTTACCGAACCACAACTTAAATTCATTGGTAAATGGAAAGGTGGCGCAATAAATAGAATAGACTCCGTTGAAGGGGCCATTAGATTAATTAAGATGCTTGACATTCAAGAATAGACATTTAAAATCAAAGAACTGCAATATTGCAGACTTTTTAGCTAAAAGGAATCAAGATGGCAAACCCCAATTCACTCAAAGGAATCCCTGCTAAAGGCGTAGTTGTGCCGAAAACAGGCGAAGTTGGTCGCAAAGAAGGACTTAAAGGCGGTGTCGGACAAGGAATGGAAGACAAAGTCGGAAAAGACGGAGAGTTTAATTCTGGCAAGACTTCAGGAATTTGCTACAACCACGAACGTAAAAGCTATTCAAAAGACTTTTAATCGGTAAATTGGAGGAGCGTGAACTCCCCCAATCCCCTAAACACCCAAGCCGGAGAAGCTTGACTGTCTATGACAAATTCTACTGATAGCTGTTTAAGTTGTAAATTTTTCTTGGATTTATCGGGAACGTGCCGAAGATACCCTAGGCAAATAATGAAATCCTCTACCGAATGGTGTGGAGAGCATCAAATCCCTAAAAATCTGCCTTTCGAGGTAATGACGGAAAAATTAAGCAATATCGAAGTCAAGTTTGTAGAACAACCCAAACGCAGAGGAAGGCCACCAAATGCTAAAACTGCTGCACGATAAAATCTTGGTAAAGCCCGATGTCAGGGAACTTTCTACCATTATTCACGTTGAAAACAAAGAAACCCCCAATATGGGAACAGTCGTAGCAGTAGGCCCTGGCAAACGACTACCCAATGGCAGACGGGAAGAAATGCCCATTGAAGTAGGCGCACGAGTCCGATTTGGAACCATGAGCAAAAACCGAGACGATGAATATTTGCACTACCATCCTTACGAGGAATGCGGAGTTAAATATTTAATTATGAGCTGGGCTGATGTTGCTTTTGAGGAATCCCATGTTTAAGATTAAATGGCCTTGGAGCAAAAAAGAAATCCATGAACTACCCAATGTCGTAGAAGAAAAACGACCAACCCTTAAAAAAGCCACCACAAAGAACGATATGTTAAAGAAATCCCCAAGCAAAAAAGCCGTAACGCAGAACATCAAAACGGAAATTAAGTCGGGTAAAAAGCCAGCTCAAGCTGTCGCAATCGCACTCAATGTCCAACGCAAAGCAAAGGCTAAAAAATGATTACCCTAAAACTTGAAGTAAAAGAAGTAGAAGACTTAATCGGAAGACTAAGTAAATACCCTTATGGTGAAGTATCGGTATTAATAGCAAAAATAGGCAGTCAGGCACAAAGCCAAATACAGCCTATTGAACCTGAAACCTTACCAGGATGAAAATAGAGCAAAGGGAAGTCAATTCCCTAATTCCTTATATAAACAATAGTCGGAAGCATTCCGATGAACAAGTGGCGCAAATCGCTGCCAGTATTAAGGAATTTGGTTGGACTAACCCTATTTTGATAGACGGAGATAACGGCTTAATCGCAGGGCATGGCAGGCTAATGGCTGCTAGAAAGCTAGGAATGAATAAAGTTCCCACTATTGAATTAGCCCATTTATCTGAAAACCAAAAAAAAGCCCTGATTATTGCCGACAACAAATTGGCCTTAAATGCCGATTGGGACACAGAGCTGCTGATGATTGAGCTTTCTGAGCTAGATGGGGATGATTACGACTTATCTGTGATGGGCTTTGACCAAGACGAGCTAGATGCCCTTTTAAACCCAATAGAACCTACCACAGGGCTAACAGACGAAGATGCTGTACCTGACGTGCCAGAAGAACCTAAAACCAAGCTAGGCGATATATATATCCTTGGAAATCATAGACTTATGTGCGGAGATTCCTGTTCTATTACGGATATGGAAAAGCTATCAAATGACCGAAAGGTCGATATGTGGTTAACTGATCCACCTTATAACGTTGCGTATGAAGGCAAAACCAAGGATGCGCTAACCATTCAAAACGACTCTATGAGTAACGATGGATTTAGGCAATTCTTACGAGATGCTTATGTGACTGCCGATACTGTGATGAAGCCAGGTGCTGTATTTTATATATGGCATGCTGATTCCGAAGGATATAACTTTAGAGGTGCAGCATTTGATGCTGGTTGGAAAGTGCGTCAGTGCCTTATTTGGAAGAAGTCTACGATGGTTATGGGCAGACAAGACTACCATTGGAAACATGAACCTTGTTTATATGGTTGGAAAGAAGGCGCAGGGCATTTATGGGCCACAGACAGAAAACAAACAACTATCCTTGAATTTGACAAACCAAGCAGGAATGGCGAACATCCTACTATGAAGCCTGTTGCCCTATTTGAGTACCAAATGCTCAATAATACAAAGGGTGGCGATATTATTTTGGACAGTTTTGGGGGTAGTGGTACAACCCTATTAGCTGCTGAAAAAAATGGCAGAATTGCCTATGTTATGGAATTAGACCCCAAATACTGTGACGTTATCGTAAAACGTTGGGAAGACTTTACAGGTAAAAAGGCGGTGCTTTCGGAGTTAGAAAAGGTATGACACAAGGTGTAGAGCATATTCCGGATGAGAAAAGCAGGGCTTTTGTAAAAAGCTTGGCTGCTGTGGGTACTCGCTATGTGGATATTGCCCATAAGTTAGAAATTACCGATGACACCCTAAGAAAGCATTACAGGGCTGAATTAGAAGATGGCAGAATTGATGCAAACGCACAAATAGCCAATACCTTATTCCAGCAGGCTAAAAAAGGCAATATGACAGCTGCCATTTTTTGGCTAAAAACTAGGGCTGGTTGGAAGGAAACTAACGTTACCGAGCTTGCTGCTGGTGAAGGCGCACAAGTCAAAGAAATTAACTTCTCTTTTGTAGATGTCG